GCTGCCGTATCACGTTGCGCGCCCCGATAAACGCGCGGGTGGCTTGTCATGAGTATCGCCACTGTGCGGAAGGGCACTGGCACGAATGAGGAGTTCTGAACGATGAACTTGAAGCGTCTTCGCCCGTGGCACCTGCAATGGTGGACCTACACTCTGCCCTATTCCTTGAGCCTTCGTATGAAACAGGTGAGGAGAAACTGATGACTACTAGGCCCAGAATATACGAGTTCCTGGCAACCCCGGCCCACGCTTGGCTATGGGTGTGTGCCCGCATCTGCGGAGGCCGGTTCACCTGTGGCCCTGTGAAGGGTGAGGAATGAGCTATTCCAACACCCACCCGGCCCCCAGCCACCAGCGGACGCTCACCAAGCGGACGAAGGGGAGGCCGCCCGCCACTTATCGCCCGGAGCTGGCGCTGGCCATTTGCGAGAGGATCGCGGGCGGCGAGACGCTCAGCTCGATCTGCAAGCTGGATGGGATGCCCAGCGCGGTCAGCTTCCGGCGCTGGGCACTCGCGAGGAAGGACTTGTTCGAGGCGTTGGCCGCGGCACGGAGCTTGAAGGCGGATGCGCTGTTTGATGAGGCGCTTGATTTGGCTCGGGAGTTGGTGATCGACCCCGGGACGGCTCAGAAGGTCCGGGCTTATGACGTGGCGATGAGCCAGCTCCGGTGGAGCGCCGGGAAGCTGGACCCGCAGCGGTTCAGCGACCGCTCCTCGGTGAGCTTCGTGGTGCCGATCCAGATATTGACCTCGCTGGACTTGGGGCAGGAGGGCGCGAGCCGCCGGGATGAGAGTAATATCTATGAGATCAAGGCGGAGGTGGTGGTGCCGGTTGAGGAGGCGGTTCGCGATGAAGGGGAACAGGCGGGGGAACGGGGCCGCGGGAAGCGCGGGAAAGGCGGGGAGGCGAAGCGATGACTTTTCCGTTCATCGAGGTGAAGTGGCTGGATGCCAAGTTCTCCGGTGAGTGGGAGGCGCCGGATGGGTTGGTGGAGCCGGGGGTTTGCTACACTCGGGGCTGGCTGGTGGAGGAGACGGATGAGCATCTGGTCCTCGCGAGCACTGTTGGGGAGGGGGCGGACGAGGACGTGATAGGGACTTGCGCCATCCCCAAGGTAATGGTGCTGAAACGCAGGAGGTTGAAGGTGAGCTATGGCCGTTAGGAGAGAGAAGAACCAGCCGCCGCTTGCGCGCTTACGCGCGGCGCATGTGGCCCGGGTGCGTCGAACCGTCGCGAAGGTGGAACGCGGGAAGGTCGCAATCGAGGATGTCGAGGCGGACATCCGGGATGAGGTGGACACGAAGGTGAAGGAGAAGGCTAAGGTGAAGGGAGGTGGGCCGTGAGCGCGAACGCCAACACCACCAAGACCACCAGCGCCAGCGGCTCGACCCACACGGTTCCGTTCAACCCGAACCCGTTGCAGAAGGCGTTTATCGAGAGCCGGGCGAAGGCGGACCTCTTCAGCTCGCGGATGGGGGAGGGGAAGAGCACCGCGCTCGCTTGGAGTGCCTTCTACCACACCCGGCACAACCCCGGGGCCCGCTGGGCGTTGATCCGGGACACCTGGGAGAACATGCAGGCCACCACGTTGCGGACCTTCTTCGACTGGTTCCCCCCGGGGATATTCGGGACGTTCAACCAGACCCGGCGGCTCTTCACCTGGGCGAGTGGGGTCGCGGAGGGAGAGGTGGAGTTCCTGGGGATGGACGATCCCGCCGATGCGAGCAAGCTGATGAGCCGGGAGCTGGCAGGCTTCGGGATTGATGAACCGGCGCCCGCGGTCACGAGCGGCGGGGTTGATGAGATGATCTTCGATATCGGGCTCTCCCGGCTGCGGCAACCGGGGATGAAGTATTATGGGGTGAAGCTGGCGGAGAACAACCCGGACGAGGCCCATTGGAGTTATCGGCGGTTCGTGGACCCGGGGACGGAGGGGTTCAAGCTGTGGCAACCCCCCGCGCCGGAGAACATCGCGAACTTGCCGGAGAATTATTACGGGGAACTCCGGGGGGTCTGGAAGCACCGCCCCGATCTGATCCGCCGGTTCATCGAAGGGCAGTTCGGGTTCCAGGCGATTGGCCGCCCCGTCACGCCGGAGTGGACGGATAAGCTGCACCTCGCGACCGGCTTGATCCCGGTCCCACGGCGGGAGCTGGCGCTCCTCTGGGACTTCGGGCACAACCCCACCTGCATCGTCACGCAGATGACGCCGCTGGGGCACTGGCTCGTGCTCGATGCGCTGGTGGGGCAGGAGGCTGGGGTTGAGGAGCTGATCAACGATGGGGTGCGCCCGCTTCTCGCGGAGCGGTATCGCGGGCATCGCTGGCGGCATATCGGTGACCCGGCGGGGCGCACGGGGGAGCAGACCAGCATCCATCGCTCCGCGGTGCGGTTGTTGCAGCGGGAGCTGGGGGGTGCTTGGCGGTCGGGGCCGATCCCGATCATAGAACGGGTTGAGCCGTTGCGGGCAACTCTCACGCGGCTGGTCGGCGGGGTTGGGCTGGTGCAGGTGGACCGGCAGCGCGCTCGGCCGATCTGGCAGGCGTTGCGGGGGGGCTGGCACTACCATGTGGCGAGGACGGGGATCGTGGGGGCGTCACCCGCCAAGGATATTCACTCGCATCCGGGCGACGCGATGGGGTATGGGGCCGCGGTGCTCTTCCCGCTTGGGCGGTTGCAGCGGCCGAAAGGGCAGTTCAGGAAGATCGAGCGGGCGACCTTCCTAGGGGACGATGCGAAGCCGTTGGGGTTTGAGCGGCCCGGGCGCTTGCTGCCCACGCACGGGGACCGGGCGTAACGCGGGGCTTGGTTGCGGGAGCGGCTCGTGGTAGGTTGGGGGCGAATGGGTAGACAGGGAGCTGGGTATGGCAATAGTTGAGCCGACGCAGGTGATGGACGATGATGGGGTGGTGAAGATCACCTGGGCGAATATGAAGAACGGCGACACGGGCAACTGGGTGCGGGCCGCGCGGTTCAACGACAAGACGGTGCAGGTGATCGTGAACGCCGCGGGGACCGGGGATGCGGTCACGATGGAAGGCTCGCCGGATGACGGGACCACCGTGGGTGATTTGCACGACGCGCAAGGGGGTCTGCTCGTCTCGGCACTGGTCGGGGCGACGATCACCGATCCGGAGATTGTCGCAGAAAGCCCGGAGAGCATCCGACCCAATGTGACCGCCGGGGACGGGACGACCGATCTGACCGTGGTTATCACGGCGCCGAGCAGGGGGAAGTGAGATGGGTGAGCTGACATCTAAACAAGCACAGGTCGAGTGCCGCGCACCGATCAAACTTCTCCGTGCGTTTGAGAAGGTGGAGGCCATCCTCGCCGCCAGTGCCTCGGCAGAGGCGCGGCAGGTGGGCCTTGAGGAGAAGATCAAGCTGCTCTCGACCAGCGCCGCCAAGTGGGAAGGCGCGGTCGAGGAGGCGCGGTCGCGGTACACCGCGGAGCAGATCAGCGCGGGGGTCGAGATGGAACGTCTCGCAACCCGCGCGATTGAGGCTCTCACGGTGCAAGAGCGCGAACATGCGGAGGCGCTCACTCAAGCGGATCGGGAGATCAAAAGCGCGCTGACCGCGGGGGAGTTGGCGTGCAAGCAGATCACTGCCAAGTGCCGGTCGTTGGAGGAGAGACGGGTGGAGCTGGAGGAGAAGTTAAAGCTGGCGCGTGACGAATACACCGCGTTTTGCGAGAAAGTGGGAGTAACCTGATGGCTGATTTTGTATTCAACATCGCGAAGGGCCATGTGAGCGAATACGCCGCGCGCATCCTCGGGAACGACCCCGCGACCAGCAAGTTCACCGCGGTGCTTCTGAACAACAGCGTGGTCGATGCGACCGCGGAGGATTACGATAACCTCTCGCTGGTGCTGGGTGACGCCGGGACCACTGAGAGCATCGTCACCAACTACGCGCGGAAGGACTTGGACGAGACAGGTGGGCCTGACGTGATCAGGACCGTTGACGACACGAACAACCGGATTGATATCGACACCGTGGATATCACCTGGACCGCGCTCGGGAACGGGGTGAATGAGCTGTTGAGCGATCTGATCTTCTGCTACAACCCGACCGGGGGCGCGGATACTACCTTGGTCCCGCTCACGCAGCACGACTTCGTGATCCAGACGGATGGGAGCGACGTGACGGCGCAGGTCACGAACTTCTTCCGGGCCAGTTGATCACCGGAAAAGGAGAAGACCAATGTTGCCAGAATGGATGACCCCGGTGGCGGACAAGCCCGGCACCTTCTTGGTGGACCCAGACGTGTTCTACCCGGCCTTCTTCGAGGAGCTGGGCGTGGGGGAGGATGCGATTGACCAGTACCAGCTCGAAATCGCATATGGGTGCATGAAGCTCGACGCGAGCCGGAGCGCCCGCGCCGCGGGGCTGTTGAAGGGGATGAAGGGGATGACGTTGCTGGTGCGGGGGGATGACGGGCGGAAGCTGCGCTGGAACCACACGATGCATCCGCCTGGGGCCCTCGACATCACCGCGGATGGGAACACGCGAGAGCGCAACCGGGCGGTGAGGACGGCGTACCGGCGTTTGCGCGGAGCGTGATCGTCGCCGCCGCGCAGGAGGGCCGGGGGTTCCCGGGGCTAGATCATGGCGGGTGATGTCAAGGTTGCGGTTGTTACAGCCACGCTATCCCCGGGTGGGACAGGCACCAAAGATTTCACGAAGTTAGGATTTGGGACACCGAAAGCTTGTATTATTTTGGTGTCGGATACAATAAGCACCGTAAGCCCCGATCCTGAAGGTAAGATATCAATAGGACTCAGTAATTTCACCGATAATTATTGTATCACGCATCAAGACAAGGATGCATCTGCCAAAGTAGATTGCGCTGCTCTTAAATCAAATACTAAATCTTATGTTATTTTGGATGAGTCTGGAACGGTAGAAATTGATGGGGCGGCTACTACAATTACAGACGGCGTTCGGTTAACTAATACCACAAACACTAATTCGCGAGCAGCCAGAACCACCATCATCATGTTCGGCGGTGCCGATCTTGGGGTTTCACTTCAGCGCTCTGCGATTGCTTCCGCACAGAACGGCACGGCCACGATTGCCCATAGCGGCGAGGTAGATGGCAACGACAAGCTGATCTTCTTCATCGGCTCGGACGTTTCCGCCGAGGACAGCGCCAACTCGGGCATCAACAACAGCTTCGGCGTCTGCCACGCGACGGGGAGCGATGCGGGCGGCTGGACCTTCGTGCAGCGAAGCGTCAGTTGGTCAAGCGATCACAATAATGTTGCTGGTTCTCCTGCCAGTAGAATGACGACTAGCCGAGTTTTGGACATACTCACTGAAACTGGAGGGGCCGACTGGCAACTAGAAGTTACTGCCCTAGACCATTCACCTGCTGAGTGGACCGTTACGACACGTCAGACTGCTGCGGGTGCTGGCATGGAGGTCTATTCGCTCGCGCTAGATATTGACGACCGAAGTGGTAAGGTTTTTAGCGTAGATGGCCCGACCAGTGGAGCGACCTGGGTAGTCACAGGAATTGGTTTCACGCCTCAATATGTCGGATTGGTATTAACCGCGCATACTCTTGAGGTTGACATCAGAACGGACGCACAAGCTGGCGCACATGGCATATCTTCCAATACGGGGAGCGGCGAGGAAACGTGTCACTCTTGGTATAACGAAGACGCTGCTCTCGACACCGTTACAAACAACCTATTCCGCAGTCGAGTCATTGACTTCCGAGACGATGATGTTACCACCGTCATCCAGGACCACTCGCACTTGTCGTTCGACAGTGATGGCTTCACCACCACAATAAATGCCGAGAACGAGACCACAGCGCGCAAGTTTTTCGGCTGGGCCATCGAGAAGGCGGCGGCTGCTGGCCCGATAACACTGGGGCTTGCCAGCGAGACGGACGCCGCGCTGGTGCTGGGGCGGTTGAAGAGCCTCGCGTTCACGCTGGGGGCTGAGACCGACTCCGCGCAGGGGATCATCCCGGCTCGGTCAGCGTTGTTGGGCACCGCGACTGAGACGGATAGCGGGTTCACGGTTCCGTTCAGCAAGGCCCGGTTGGTGGGGGTTGCCGCTGAGACGGACAGCGCGCTTGCGCTGGGAAGATTGAAGGAGCTGTTGCTGACGCTCGCGGGTGAGGCGGACGCCACGTTCGTGATCCCCCACAGCAAAGCCAGAACTCCCGGAACCGCGGCGGAGACAGATAGTGCCCTCGCGCTGGGGCGTCTGAAGGAGCTACTGATCGCGCTTGCGGGAGAGACCGACTCCGCTTTCGCGGTATCCGCGTCTCGCGCCAAGACCCTGGGGATCGCGGGTGAGACTGACAGCGCTTTCGTGCTGACCTGGACGAAGAGCAAGGGGATCGGGGTTGCAGCCGAGACCGATAGCGCCCTGGTGCTCACATGGACGAAGGCCCGCGGGATCGGGGTTGCTGGAGAAACCGACAGCGCGCTGTCCGTGCGCCCGGTGAGGCTGGTCCCTGTCGGGATCGCCCTTGAGCTAGACACGGCGTTCGTGCTGACCTGGACGAAGGCGCGTGCGCTCGGGATCGCGGGTGAGACCGACACCGCTCTCGTGATCAGCACTGGCGGGCTGTCCGCTCTGCTCGGGACGGCAGCCGAGACAGACAGCGCGCTCGTGCTCGGGCTCGCGAAGGCCCGGGCACTTGGGATCGCGCCCGAGACAGACACCGCGCTGATAATCCGGCCACAACGGCTGGTCCCGATCACCCTCGCGGGTGAGACGGACACCGCCCTTGCTATCCCCCATGCGAAAGCGGTACTGTTGGGGATCGCGGGTGAGACTGACCTGGCCCTCGTGATCACGCCGGTCGGCGGCGGAGCGCCCGCCCCGGCGCTCGGTTGGATCATCCCCACCTACAGGCGACGGAGGCGATAATGGCAACCAATCTCCCCACCCCGAACCCCACGGTGCCCGCGGATGAGAAGCCCACCGGGCTGACCCGTGATGAGATAGTCAACACGCTTGAGAGCTATCGGCAAGAGGCGGAGGCGGGGCGCCGGGAGGGGCCGAACGGGCGCGATGCGAAGTGGGACGAGAACCTGAACCTTTACTGGAACAGGTTCGACTTCACCAAGAAGGCGAAGTGGCAGAGCAAGGAGGTTCTCCCGGAGGTTCCGGCCTTTGTGGATCGGTTCGCCGCGGCGCTGAAGGAGGCGCTTAGCGCGACCCCGGACAGCTTCTACACGGTGGAGGATGACACGGATGCGGAGGGCGATCTGGCGCAGGCGATCAAGCGCGCGACTGATGTGTGGCTGGCGCGGGTCGGTCGCAGCCAGACGGGACAGATCATCGGGTTCAGCGGGGTGTTTGAGGAGCAGATGAAGCTGGGCGCGCTGATGAGCACCTGTGCGCTGGTGACTTGGAAGGAGGATGTGAAGGGCGGGCGCGTGAGTGTCGAAGCGCTGGACCCGCGGAGCGTCTGGTTCGATCCGACCGGCCGCAACCTTTACCGGGTGAGGCGGAGCGAGATTGATTTCCACGATCTGAAGCGGCTCGTGGGGATGAAGGATGGGGAGGGGGAACCGCTCTACCGGGTCGAGGAGATGGAACGGCTCACCGCCACGATCCTTGCGGAGCAGCAGCTTGAGAGAGAGGCGATGACGGGGCACGGGGGTGAGATCACCAGCGCGCGGAAGCCCATCGTTCTGCACGAGTATCTGGCGA